AAAGATATAGTTACTTCTTGTACTTTTAATTCAATCATTGTAAATAATCTACCAGTTTTTGATTTAGAATATATATTTTTAAATATACGAGCAAAATCTGTGGGAGAAATTGCTAAGTTTAAAGTATTATGTCCTGATGATAAAAAAACTTATGTGAATGCTGAAATAGATTTAACAAAAGTTGAAGTTCAAGTTGAAGAAAAACACACTAACAAAATAGTAATTGATAAAAACAAAAATTTAGGAGTTGTATTAAAATACCCTACAATTAATGAAGTAGAGTTAGGTGATGAAGCGAATAATATAAAAGTAGAAAGTCTATTTAAAATATTAATAAATTGTATTGATCATATTTTTGAAGGTGATAAAATATACCCATCAAAAGATATATCTAAAAAAGAATTACAAGAATTTATAGAAAGTTTACCGCAAGACAATTTTAATGACATTAGAGATTTTTTTGATACAATGCCAAAACTAAAGCATAAAATAGAGATTTTAAATCCAAAAACTAATGTTAAGAGTGAGGTATTTTTCGTAGGATTGTCTGATTTTTTCGAATAAGCCTCTCCCACAACAGCCTAGAGGCACTGTTCGAAACTAATTTTGCTCTGATACAACATCATAAATATTCATTAAGTGAAATTGAAAATATGATGCCTTGGGAACGTGACATATACGTATCACTATTAATTAATTATATTAAAGAAGAAAACGAGAGAAAAAAAAGAGAGAGTCAAAAGTAATGAGTTGTAATCATAAAGAAAGTCCTTGGAGAACCAATTGGCGGCCTGCTATGGGTTGGTTATACTTAACTGTATGCATATGTGATTTTATAATATTTCCTGTTTTATGGAATATTGCTCAAACAGTTTATTTAAGTCAAATGATGTTAACACAATGGAATCCTATGACACTGCAAGGTGCCGGTTTGTTTCATTTGGCTATGGGTGGTGTATTAGGTGTAACAGCATATGGTAGAACACAAGAAAAAATTGAAGATAAAAAATTAATAGCAAAAACTACAAATACATCACAAATAGGATAAAATGGCCATAGAAGACAAGTTAGATATAAAAGCGGCAGGGCCTGGCGCCATGGACATGAGTTCATCAAAAGAAAACTTAATTGACGATAAACCAACTACAAAAAAAAATGGTGTGGATCAACGATTAGATAATATTATTAAATTAGTACAAGAAATTTCTAAAAAATCAGGTCTTCAAAAAGAAGAAGTTTATAAAGTTTTATCTGAAATAAGTAAATCAATTCGAAATAGCGTACAAAAAACAGTTACATCTGCTTTAGATGTAATTAATCCTCAAATTAAAAAAGATTTATTAGAAATTACTCAATTATTAGATACAGGTAGTGTAAAAGATGAGAAAGAAGCTCTTAAAAAAATAGAAGAATTACAAAAAAAATTTAATATTGATTTAAAACAATTTAATTTAGATTTAGGTAAAAACTTAGATAAATTAAATAATGCTGTTGAAAAAATGGCTGAAGCGGAAAAAGAAAAATTAAAAAATGCTCAAGAAACACAAGCAGAAGAATTAGAGCAAGGTAGAGCTACAACAGTTGATGATAAAGGAAACTTAAAGTATTTATCACGCACAGAAATTAAAGAAAAAGAAACTCAAGCAAGACAAAAAGAATCAGAAATCATGCAAAAAGAGAAAGAATTAAATAAAGCTCTTTCGGAAAAAGGTAAAGGAGTGGGTGGTGCATTTGATGAAGAACAACAATCAAAAATTCAATTACTAACACAAGGAATTAGTTATAAAAAAACAGAAGTTGAAGACATAAGAAAACAAATAGGTGAAAGAAAACCAGGATTTGCGCAAAAAGCTGGACAGTTTCTAAGAGGTGAAAGTGGTCCTGACATTTTAAGACAAGTTATGCAACCTTTATATGCTACATTTGGTGGTATATTAAAAACAATAGATACCTTATCTTTTGGTATGTTAGGTAAACTTGGTAAGAAAGTATTAGAATTTGGATCATCTATATTTTCAAAAAGTTTTACTACTTTAGCGACTGATTTTGGTAAAGGATTTACAAAACTTAAAGACATCACATTAAATACTTTAAAAATCACTTTTGGTCCTTTATTAGATGGTTTAACAAAAGGTCTGAAAAAATTTGGTGATTTTGCAAAAAATTTATTTGGTTTTGGTGGTGATGCCGCTACTGCTAGTGCTACAGGCGGCGGTGGCGGTGGAGGTGGCGCAGGTTCAGGTTTAATGGACATGATTGGTACAGGTAAAGGTACAAAAGGTGGTGGAATGATACGATCTGTGTTAGGTAGAGGGGGAGTAGGCAGTGTTTTAAAAGGTATAGTAGGTAGAGGAGCTATTGCTGCTGCCGTTCCTGCACTTGCTAGCGGCGGTGCTGCTCTTGCTGGCGGAGCAGCCGCTGCTGGAGGCGGTGCTGCACTCGCTGGCGGAGCAGCCGCTGCTGGAGGCGCTGCTGCTGCTGGTGGAGGATTGATGGCGGGCTTAGGTGCTTTAGCATTAAATCCTATAACTTTAGGTGCTTTAGCAATAGGAGGTTTAGCATTCGGAGGCTACAAAGCTTATCAAGCATTTAAGAAAAGAAAAGAAGAAAAGGCTAAAGAAGAACAAGAAAAGGCACAAGCAGAAGCTGAAAAATTACAACAAATGCAAGAAGAAATGCCACCTGAAGATATTGCAAGTTCTGAAATGGCTACACAAGGTATAATTGAACCAGCTGATGATTCAATGGTAAAAAATTTAAGAAAAGAAAAAATACCACAACCTGAAGAATTAACAGAGTTAAGTGAAGAATTTGTAAGACCTGAAGAAGAAATGGAAGAACAAGCTGTAAATTTAGCAAATCAAACAAATGTTTCAAATGTAAATCAAGGAAGCACAGTATCATTACCTAATTCTGTTAATAATACAAATCCTACATTTAATATAATAAACTCAACAAGAGTGGTTTAAATATGGTGGCCATTTCTGACCACCATTAAAGCATTAGTAGAGAGATATACTACTCATCATCTGCTAGTTTACTAAAGTAAGACAACGTATCGTCATCATCAATAACAGACTTTGTAGTTTTACTATTACTTTTCACTGTACCATTTAGTTTTGCTGGAGGGAGTTCAGCGTCTTCAACGGTACCAGAGCTTCTAGTTCCCGTAATTACCCTATTCAGTTTCTCTTTGAGTTCATCATAGGTCTTAAAATTACTAGGGGCCAAGAAAGGTGTAAGAGCATACTGTTTAGACCATATTGCTTTAATTTTTTCATCATTTTCAGCAACTGCCTTTACAGGCTCAAATTCAGATTTATCATAGTTCCAATAACCATCTACTTTACGAATTTTTAGTTTAAAGTTTGCGCCTTTCCAAAAATCAAAAGGGTTAATTGGTTGTTCATCATCAAATGCTGGTTGCATCGCTTCTGTAATTTTATCAAATATTTTTTTACCATATTTAAATATAAACACCTTGCCTTCATTTTCAGGATGAGTAGGGTCGCTCATAACTAATATGTTAGAGTAATAAGATAATTTTCTTTTTCTTTTTCTTGCAATTTCTTTATCAGATTCAACACCTGTATTCCATAATCTTGTATTTTCCTCACTTACAGGATCTTTTTGATTTAATGTAGTAAGAGAGTTTTCAATATACCAACCACCTTTGTCTTGAAAGGCATGAGACCACACTCTTACCCAAGGCATTTCTTCTTTTTCAGAAGCAGGTAAAAAACGAATTACGGCATAACCACTACCAGTTTTATCTAGTTCTGGTTTCCATATTCTGTCGTCTGTATATTTGTCTTTTGATTGTTTATTAATATCCTCAGGATTGAGGCTGGCCTCTAAAGCTTTGGTAAGTTTATCAAAGTTAGAGTGACTTGATTTTAATGTTTCAAAGTTCATTGTATTCTCCGTATGTTTGTATTTGTGTTAGCTGTATAATCGCTATCAATTATTATTTATATGACCTTTCACTTATGGTTCTGCCTCTTAATTTATCTCTCAAATTCGTTAATGTATTAATCAATATAATTAATAATCTTATCATTCTATTAATATATCATAATCCAAGTATCTTGTCAAGTCCATTAAAGTCTATATACTTCAGATTTTTTATACCATTCCATTCGTGCATTTTTGTATTGACTCTATCGGTACCTTCATTGTGTTTATTTACTTTGTAAAATGTAATGTTTTTGTTTTGTTCAAAGAGTGTCTTCCATTGTGTTAACCAGTTTACACTTGGTATTGGTCCTGATTCTTTTAAACCATAATACTTTGTGTCTTTATAGATATTATTAATCTTACCATTTGTACTGTTTAGGTCGTGTCCAATTAAAAAAAGCTCTGTAGGTTTTTCTCTTTGCACAGCAACATAACCACTTGTAGGGCCAGCGGCCCAACCTATGTCACGATTATTTGGCATGACCTCTGTGATACTGTGTGCCTTGTCATCATCTTTTACCCAACTAATTGATAGATTACTTTGTGCTATATATTTCATAAACTTATCTTTATTTTGTTTTAACATTGTAACAAGGCCAGATAAATTAGCACCGTGCATTACAAATTCTTTTTCGTCGGTTCTTTTATTTTCTCTTTTGATATCCCACTTTGATAGTTCTTGTTTATCTCCTTCATTTACACCAATATATACCATGTTCTCATACATCTCAGCAGGCACTCTAGTCCAGTCTCTAAACCATGTTTCATTCTTATAACAATATCCACTATGATATATTTCGTGCATAATACCGTGATCGACTGACACTAATACATCTGGTGTAAAATCTCTATAAAGTGCGTTACAACCGTAAATACGACCATGAGAACGAAGCTTCTCTATATCATATTCATTTCTACTTTCTCCATTACCTAAACAAAAAACTCTTTTTATCATAGTAATTTAATTGCCATAATAGTTAAAAGTA